TTTTATCCCCACAAAAAACATGCCCCAAAAGAGGCATAAGTAGATGCGCTACAATTTACGCGCTAAAATATACCAAAATGAAAAAAACCGTCTGTTTTCGGACGGGCGGATTTTTTTCGTTTTAAAATATTATACGATAATAAAGAGGTGAATATTATATAATGAAAAGTTTCACACTGTCAATGTCAGACAGACAGAGACAGAAACCAACAAACACACATTACCCTATACACAGGGTAATAAACAGCGCAAAAGAACTTGAAGATACAGCGTTATATGACCATGTAGCTGGTCTATTTAAGGACAATCACAGACACGATAAAAACTTCATTTCAGCCGATTGTATTATCATGGATTGTGATAATGATGATACCGAAAACAGCGCGGAATGGATAACACCTGAAAAAGTAGCAGAACGTTTACAGGGTGTACAGTTCTACACCATTTACAGCCGTAACCACATGAGAGATAAACGCGATGATGAAACGAACGAAATTAAGCACACAGCTAGACCGCGTTTTCATTTGTATTTCCCTTTGAGCGGAAATTACACGGAATGTACACGCATTCGCGATTTTAAAGAGGCTGTGCTAAAAATCATGCCTGAATTCGACAGCGGCGCAAAAGATGCCTCCCGGAACATTTACGGCGTGGAAAATCCCGTGTGTGAAGTCTTTGAAGGTGAAAAGTTCATTGATGAATTCATTGACGAATTCATACAACAAGAGATGCTCACAGAGAATACCGAAATGACAAATCAAGATAAGGCAGAAGATAACGCTTTACCGAAATACGAAGATTTGAACGGCAACGCGGTATTTACAGGTCATAGGCACAAAGAAATGATTAAATCCGCTGTGCGTTTCCTTGCGAATTACGGTGTCGAAAAAGCTCGCAGAATGTTCATTGAGCGAAGCCTTGACTGTGTACCTCAATTGCCAAAAAAAGAACTTGATGAAATTTGGAAATGGGCAACAAAAAACGCAGGAGAATTCAAGAAAAAGTATGAGCAAAAGAAAATTAATCTCACACTCCCGGTTCTTGAAGATGTGTTGCAGAAACTCAATATCAATGTTCGTATGAATGTCATTACGCACAAGCCCGTTATCTCGGATTTACCGCTTGATAGCGAATTCACACCGCAAAGTTACAAGAATGCAGATGCAATCATACGCCGAAAAGCAAACGAAACTTTGTTGCCGTTGTTCTTAACATCTTACCTGAAAGAGAACAATTACGCGTTTTCGGAGGCTTTTCTTGATAGCGGATTAAACGGTCTCATTATCACTACGCCCTATAATCCGTTCTTAGACATGCTTCAAAATACAGTCTGGGACGGTGAAAACAGGATTAATGATTTGTGTAACGTGTTGAACATTACCGGCGATGATGTTCATTACACGCGTTTTCTCGTTAAATGGCTGTGGCAAGTTGTCTCAATGGCACTCAATGATGACAGCTCATTAGGCAATGAGTTTGTCCTTGTTTTGCAAGGTCCTCAAGGTGTAGGAAAAACAACTTTCTTCAAGAAACTGGCCATGTTCCCGGAATGGTTTTTAGAGGGTGCCTCTATCGACACACGGGTTAAAGATAATATCATGGATAGCACGCGCGTTCTGATCTGTGAACTTGGTGAACTTGATGCAACACTCACACGTGAACAATCAAGTTTAAAAGCATTCCTTACGAGGCATGATGATACATACCGTGCACCATATGGCAGAAATTCCATACAGTATGAACGACGCACTACTTTTTGTGCCACAGTAAACCCGGAACAATTCCTGAGAGACCCTACCGGGAGCCGTCGTTTTGTCGTTATCCCCGTTACCGACATGGACAAATATTTTATGATTAACTGCATGACACCTGAATACATGCGCCAATTGTGGAGGCAGGTTTATGAACAGTATTATCTGAGACATGGCCGCACAGGTTTTTATCTCACCAATGATGAGCGTAAATTCAGTGAAGATAAAAACGCACAATCAAACGTTATGGTTGACGGCGAAATCGAGATTTTCGACATGCTAGACTGGACACAGCCGGTTACGGTGTGGAAATGGTACACCAATTCGGAGCTGATTGACATGCTCGATCTCAAAATCACAGCGCAAAAAATGGGTAGGGCTTTAACGTCCGTTTTAGCAAAAGATAAACGCGCAAAGAAAGAAAATACCATGTACTGCAAACGGTATTTGTTGCCTCCAAAGAAACAAGTAACGTACGGGTATTCAGGCTAAAATAAAACTTAGACTGCAAACCGTTTGCGTGAAGAATGAGGGGGTGAAATCGTTTCACCTCCTTTTCTTTATGCTAAAGGGTATTAATCCGATTAATGAGGGTACGAAACAAAATCGTAGCCTTTTTTTATATCTTTTTTGCGTTTTAGTCAATAAAAATCAAACCGTCATAAACCGTCATAGAGAAAACACATTTTTAGCTCGTTAATTCAGTAAATATCAATCTTTATGTTCGTTTTTCATATCCGTCATGCAAACCGTCATATCCGTCATGCAAACCGTCATATCCGTCATATCAAACCGTCATAAACCGAAATTGTAAAATCATGCAAATACTAATTTTTTTGGTTAATCTTCATCAAACCGTCATACGTAAATCCTTGATACATCTATATTATTACGGTTATGACGGATATTTTGCTATAAACATTTTCAAAAATCAATAATTCGCTTAAATTCAGTTGCCGCAAGCGTTTTTCGGAAATTTCCGAAGACCTGTTGTTATCACTGGTTTTACGTGAAAAATGGCAAAAAGTAAAATTTAAAACGGAGCAAACCACCACAGACCCCAAAAAAACGGCGTGCAAAAATGAGCTATTGCGCCCCCTGCTTAGATACGAGGCCAAATGAAAATTTGCACTAGCGTATAATCTCATGATATGATAAAATATTTTTTACTCATAAAAAGTTCCAATTTCTTTTTGTCTTTCGTTTTTTCGAGTTGTTATCTCAGAGAAAAAGAGGTATGGATAAAAAAAGCACCACACCTCTTTTTCATGATATAACAAAAAAATATTGCACACTGTAGCTATTGCAGTATATCCGCATTTCGTGGTATAATATAAATATCTAAATTTTTTTAGAAAGAATCAAATCGACTTATCTCAAGAGTACATACCAAACTTCTTATCGTCGTTATCATGTTAGTAGCACTCAGTTCATGAGCGTGCTACTAATTTTCTATTTTTATGCTATAATTAATTCGTCCATTTCAAACACAGTATTGAGTATTCATTTTGCTAACCTTTTATGTTTATCAGCACTCTTTTAAAACGGGTGCTGATATTGTATAATATAACTATCATGTTAAATATCGTACAGCACTTCATGAGACGAAAAAGCAATCCACCTGTAACATTAGGAAGGCTTGTGAATGAAACTGCAAGCCTCCCTACGTGGAACGGGGACGCATACAGCAATGCAACATATCGCAGTGCTATAGATGCGATTGCGCGTAATGTTGCAAAGCTAAGAGGTGTACACACAGTTAGAGGTGCGACATGTGAAAAGACACGGTTAAATCACATACTGCAAGTGAGACCGAATACGTACATGAGCGCATACGATTTTCTGTACAAACTAGCCTCTCAGTTGTGGGTAAACGGTAATGCCTATGCATATATAGATTTTGCAGAAAACGGAGACGTGCAAGCAATCTATCCGATAACGGCAACAAGTGTACAGATGATGACCGATAATAGCGGCGAACTGTATGCTGAATTTGTGTTTAGGAATGGACAGACTGCAATATTCAGGTATTCGGAGTTAATTCACTTACGAAGATTTTTCAACACGAACGAATTACTAGGTGAAGGCAACGGTGCTTTAGACGCTGTATTAGAACTTGCCGATGCTGAGAATACGACAATCACAGCAGGAATAAAGAGCGGTGCCAACATACGGGGAATTCTGAAATACACAGGAATGCTACAAGATGCAGACCTGAAAGAAATAAAAGACAAGTTTGTAGCTGATTATCTTTCAATGAATAATTCAGGCGGTATAGCGGCAATAGATACGAAAGTAGAATACATACCAATAAATAACAATCCTGTGATACTAGATGCTGAACAAAGCAAAGCTATTCGAGAAAAGATATTTAGCTTTGTGGGAATTTCAGAAAAGATTGTGAATTCATCGTATAGTGAAGATGATTTTGCTGCTTTCTATGAAAGTACGATTGAACCGTTTGCAATAGCTTTATCGTTAGAGTGTACAGCAAAGATATTCACAGAGCGTGAAATAGCGTTTGGTCATGAAATAATCTTTGATGCTAATCGTTTGCAGTTTGTATCGAATGCGACAAAAGTAAATCTGATAAAGGAACTAATGCCTTTTGGAATTCTCACAATAAACCAGGCATTAGAGATTTTGAATTTGCCGCGTGTAATGGACGGCGATATACGCTATCAGAGCTTGAACTATGTACAACAATCGGAGGCATTGAAATATCAATTAGCGAGGGCGAATATAAAAGATGAATAGCCGATATTGCGAAATTCGTAGCCAGACAGACGGACAGAATTTAGTTTTAGAGGGAATGCCTGTAGTATTCAATCAAAAGACACTGATTAAAGATATACAGTGTGATTTTTTTGAAGTGATAGCACCAGGCGCATTAAGTGATTGTTCTTTAAGGAACGTGCATTTGTTCTACAACCATGACCCGAATAAAATCCCATTGGCACGAAGCCCAAAGACAATGAGCTTAACATTAACAGAAGAAGGTTTGCAGATGCGCGCGGAATTGCCGAATACCGAGAATGCAAAAGCAGTGTATGAGGCCGTAAAACGAGGGGATTTGAGTGGAATGAGTTTTGCATTTGAGGTTGCAGATGATAGCTACGACCCAAAGACCAATACACGAACGATAAACAGAATATCGAAATTGATTGAGTGTTCGATAGTGCCATTCCCGGCATATCCACAGGCAAGCGTTGAAGCTAGAAGTGCTATTAATGACAGCCGTAAACGTTTTCAGAAAATAAACGAAATGAAGATAATGATAAATCAGATTAGGAGTGTGAAAATATGACAATTGAAGAATATTTTAACAAATATCATACTTCAAATGAAGATGAAATACAAAAACGTGTGGCAGAAATAGGCCATGAAATAGACACAAACCCAGATGCGAATATTGAAGAATTGAACTTAGAACTTCAAGCCTTAAAACAGGTACTTTCAAACATAGAGGATAGAAGCGCAAAGTTCACAGGTCAAAAGTTCAATCCTGTAACCGGTAACACAAATAAAACGGCTAAAAAGACATTCGGCGATGATGTAATAGATACGCCTGAATATAGAAGTGCATTCTTAAAAAACGTGTTAGGTCATAAGCTGAGTGAAGTTGAAATAGCCGCAAAAGATGCAGGCCGTGTATATGCTGAAAAGAGAGATGACGCATTCACAACGTCAACGACAGGTGCGGCTGTGATACCTACAGCGACATTGAATGAGATAATCAGCAAGGCACGGACGCAGGGAGGGTTATTAGCTGAGTGTAGGGCTTTTTCAGTTCCTTCAAAAATAGCCGTACCTGTAGGAACACCGAGCAACCGTGCGGCGTGGCATGTGGAAGGTGCAACGGTTGAGAGTGAGGCCATGACACCGGCAAGGGTTATATTTGACGGCTATGAACTGATAAAGATATTCAGCCTCTCAGCAAAAGCTAAGAGAATGAGCATATCAGCATTTGAAAGTTATCTTGTCGATGAATTGAAAGCCTGTATCCTTGAAGCGATTGATTATGCGCTGATTAATGGTACAGGTGAAAATCAGCCTTTAGGATTGTTGAACGCTATCACGTGGAATGAAGATAACTCGGTGAGTGCAACAACAAAGTTTGATTATGATGATTTAATCAGAGTGATAGCCATGCTTAAACGTGGATATGCAACGGGCGCAAAATGGGTAATGAACAATGCAACGTTGTATACACAGTTCTACGGTATGCGCGATGGTATATCACGTCCTATATTCACGGCTGATACGAACAATGCGAAAATAGGTAAGATATTAGGGTTTGATGTTGTTGTTGATGATAACATGCCTAACGATACCGTTATACTCGGCGATTTTTCGCGTTATCTCGGTTGGAACTTACCAGAGGGAATTTTAATTGAAACAAGCCGTGAAAGTTCCTTCAAGAAAGGTCTAATCGACATTCGGGCATTAGCAATTGCTGATACGAAAGTTATCGTAGATGAAGCATTTGTGAAACTCAGTGTAGAAAGCTAATCATGACACTAGACGAGGCAAGGGACGTTCTAAGAGTTGACGCAGGCGCAAACGATGAACTTATTCTTGCGTTGGTCTGGGCATTGCCTGAATACATAGAGGTTGTAACGGGCTTAAAGCCTGAATTACAGCAAACAGAGCCGCTTGTAAAGACAGTAGAGAAATTTATTCTCACGCTGTGGTATTTCGCAGATAAAGCAGATGATACTAGCCTGAATAGGACGATAGATAATCTGCTAAGAGCGATAACGGTGAAAGCTAAGCGTTATGGCCAATAACCCAGACCTAAAACGCTTTTATAATTCCCTTGAATGGAAAAAGGTTAGCAGTGCGTATATGCAATCGAGGAATTATGTTTGTGAGCGTTGCGGGGGTGTTGGTGTTATCTGTCATCACAGACAACACTTAACACCGATTACTGTAAATGATATGTCTGTTAGTCTCAGTTTTAAGAACTTAGAGTGCCTATGTATGACATGCCACAATCAAGAACATTTTACTCATGCTGAATGTGTATGTGTACGTGAATGTATATTTGATGATAACGGAGATGTTGTTAGTCTATCTGAGTATGAGGCAAATCCCCCCGTTATCAACAGAGCGTTAGATGTCTCTCAAGACCGGCGTGGACCTTGCAAACCCCCTCTTTGATGTTTTTACGAAAGGGCTATGAAAGATGAAACGAAATAATAACAAAATGAACGAATTATTACAATGTATCCCAGAAAATAAACGAAGTGTAGCCGAAAATCTAATTGGTGAGTTAGAATTCATGACTGATACGCTAACTAGCCTAAAAGCGATAATCAGGGAAAAAGGTGTAGAAGAGGAATTTTGCAACGGAAAACAGCATTTCACACGTGAAAGACCTGCAATGAACAGCTACACAAAGCTGATAGCGCGGTATAGTACGTTGTTTAAGCAAGTATGCGATTTGATGAATAATTCACCCGAAGCGAAAACGGAATTAATGAAGTTCCTACAAAAATGAACTACATTGCCGCGTATTATGACAAGATAAGCACAGGTGAGATTATCACGTCTAGGCGTGTGCAAAGTATTTACAAACGGCTGATAGAAGATATGAATAACCCTAAAAGCCGTTATACTTTTGTAGATGCACTTGCTGAAAGGCCGATTGAATTCATAGAGAAATTTTGCAAACACTCTAAAGGTGAATGGGCAGGAAAGCCTTTAACGCTCATGTTGTTTCAGAAAGCGTTCATATCGGCGGTATTTGGATTTGTGGATAAGGAAACGGGGTTAAGACGTTTCCGTGAAGCATTTCTATACATGGCAAGGAAGAATTCAAAAACTACCATGCTTGCGGCTATAGCTTTGTATTGTCTGATAGCTGATAATGAGGCGGGTTCGGAGGTTTACTGCGCGGCAACGAAAAAAGCACAGGCAAGAATTCTTTTCGATGAAACGCTGAATATGATACGACAATCACCTGATTTATCGCGTGTGGTAAAGAAACGAAAAGCTGATTTGTTCTTTCCGTTGGCATTAGCTAAGATGCAACCATTAGGGAAGAATGCAGATACCCTTGACGGTGTAAACGCACAGCTTGTAGTGATTGATGAATGTCATGCTATAAAAGGCCGTGAACTATACGAGGTGCTAAAACAATCTCAGAGTGCAAGACGGCAACCGTTGCTTATCACAATAACCACAGCCGGCACAATTCGTGAAAGTATATTTGATGACCTCTATAATTATTCGTGTTCTGTCGTTGACGGTGCAATTCAAGATGATACGTTTCTTCCAGTGATGTATGAGCTTGATGCAAAAAATGAATGGGAAAATCCGTTGATGTGGAAAAAGGCAAATCCCGGCCTTGATGTCATAAAGAAACGTGAAGATTTACAGCAAAAAGTCAACCGTGCTAAAGTATCACCGGCTGAATTAAACGGTTTGCTGTGCAAAGACTTCAATATAATTTCAAATGTTTCTAGTGCGTGGTTGACGTGGGAGGCCATTAACAACACAGAGAAATTCAACATTGAAGATTTCAGCGGTTGTTATGCTATTGGAGGTGTAGACCTCTCACTTACAACCGATTTAACCTGTGCTACTTTGCTTTTCATGGACAGGCAAGAAAAACGGTATGTTTCACAAATGTATTTTTTACCAGATGCGACATTTGAGGATAGACTAAGAGACAAAATACCCTATGGAAAATGGAAAGAACAAGGTCTATTAAGACTATGCACAGGAAATACTATTAATCCTTCTGATGTTACAGCATGGTTTGTTGATATGTACAGGCGGTTAAAGATTATTCCTATGTGGGTATATTATGATAGCTACAGTGCGCGATACTTTGTTGATGAAATGCAAAGTTACGGTTTCAGAATGGAGCGTTGTATTCAGGGTACTAAAACGCTTTCTACACCAATGCAACAACTAGGTGCTGATTTGAAAGCTAAACGTATAAATTACAATAACAATCCTATTCTGAAATGGTGTATTGCTAACACCAATATTCAAGAGGATAGAAACGCAAATATTGTTCCTGTTAAGCGGTCTAATCCTATCTACAGGATTGACGGCCTTGCAAGTCTCTTAGATGCTTACGTTGGGCTTATGGAACATTATAACGAGTTTAAGGAGATGTGTAAAAAGTGAGTAAACGATACCACGTAAAAGACGGTTATTTTCTCAAAGATAAAAAAGCCGAAATCTTTTCAAAAGTTTCTATGAGAAATGTTGCCGGTATTGAGACAAGCTACTATGTACCTATTCGCCCTATGTCTTTATGGTGCTACACAAAACAGGTAAACGCAGATTTAGAGTTCATTGCACGGACATATGACATTCAAGAAAAGCGCATGTTCGTGTTCAACTATGACCCGTTAATTGCCGTATATCAGTTTATAAGATACATGGGTAATTGGTTTGAGATAACACGTGTTGACCGTGAAGATGATTATAACGGCGATGTCTTTGTTTACGTCAAAGAGTATAACACACCTAATGCAAATGATGTTAGAACGTTTGAAGAAAACACGAACGTAAACGGCCTGTAGTGATGATTTCAAGCATGTAGCCTAGTGTTTATACCTTTAGACAAAAAACCGTTTTTTGCCCTTGATGATGAAAACTATTCACAACCACAGATTGAAACGAGTTTGTTATCTCATTGAGCTTTTACTTTCATCGTATCCTGCGTGTTTCGATGTGCTACTCGGAAAAGCTGATGTTCCTACAACATATGAAATACACGCTATGATGAATTCTAAGAGAGTGCCTTTACCCGATGACTTTGTAAAATCGAACGTAAGCACAGAAACGGAAAGTGAACGCATTCTATGTGATACTGAATACTTTAATGCCTCTGTTGATTTTGCGGGTGGTTGGAAACATATCTATGTGGTATCAAACGAATTGAGGGAAGCCGATTATCGCATGTGGTCTATAGTATCAGACCATGTGAAATTTGTTGAAAATTGTTCAACACGTAGCACGTCTAGGCTGTTGTATGTTGCTAAGAAACACGGAATATCAAAAGGTACTGTTATGCGTTATCGAAAAAATTTCTCATTGGAACTCGGAGAAATGCTATTAATGCCTGTAGCTTAGAAAGGATTTGTAATTATGAAGAAATGCCCGATTTGCGGTAAAGAATACAACACACATTCGGTTATCAGCATTAAGGATAACAAAAAGGAAATATGCTTACGTTGTGGATTTGTTGAAACGTTAAATGCCTCTCTTTTAGAGGGCGATGCTAAACGTAGGATATTGCGAATTTATGACGGCAAATGACGGTCGGAAACGGTTTCCGGGCCTCTCTTAACATCTGACCGGAAATGATTTCCGGGTAGCCTCTCTTAACATCTGCGACTGCTGATTTTTAAGCCGACGTAAATTTTCAGAGGATACAGCTTAAATCTACGACAAAGAGGGTCGGAAACGGTTTCCGGGCTTTAAATCTGCAAAAAAACGACTGCCGACTTTTAGGCCGTCGGATATACCACACTAAAGAGGGCGGAATATGTTATGTCTTTTGAAAAAATCCTTGAAAAATTCATACAGACTTCTAGCTGCTTTTAACTCTGAATGTTCCATATATAGCAATTGGTCTATTTTGTCATCGGGGTTTAATGGTTTTACTCTATCATACGCACAAACATCATCTTCAAATCTTTCCATTGTTGCGGTAAATGTTTTCACAAATTTATCATCACATATCAGAGAGCTAATATGCTGTAATGCTAATTTCCCTGTATCTGTTTTCGCTAAAAGCGATAATGTATGCAATGCCTTTTCAGGTAAACCTAATTCATCACGTTCGATTTTATTTTCAACCGTTTCACCTGTTAGCAGATAATCCGTTGATACACCAAAATACGAGGCTATTTTTAGTAAAGTATCTATATTTGGCCGTGCTTTATCCACAGCATATGCCGATATTGTTGTTGGCACTAAACCTAATATTTTTCCTAATTGTGCATGTGTCATTCCATGTTGTTTTAACAACAATCTTAGTATTTCGGGAAATTTATTTTTCATTGTTCGACACTCCCATTTTCATAACGCTATTAGTGGTATAATCTTAGCACAAGGCATTTATTTTGGGTAGTAAAAAAAACGAAAAATATTGCCTAAATATGAATAATGTGATAAACTTATCGCCGAATAAAACAATAACCTCCACACATCATATGTGGACATGTGGAGACGAATATTTTCTACTTTACACAAGTACGGACATATTAAGACCCGTACAGACATTATTGTTCTATTCTAACACACGAAAAGGGGAAATGCTATTGGAACAACTAAAAGAAGATAAGTACATTGATGTTGTTGAATTGGCGCAAATGTTCAAAATATCACGCGCTACGGCTTATCAAATGGCCAAAAAAGGATTTTTGCCGCGTGGCAGAAAAATAGGAAGTTTAAGACGTTGGAGTTTGAATGAACTTCACGAATTTATGAAAGGAGATAAGAAATGATAAAAACGAAAATCGAAGAAATTGTACCATATGCAGTATTTGAGTTTACGCGCAAGTTATCACAGGCACAAACAGCGATTAATGCCTTTGTCGATGAACGGCTTGATGAAGAAGATTATATTGATGTGGAACGTATCATGAACTCCGTACAAGTGTACATGCGCAGTATACAGTATGACTATATCGGACTTATGAAGATAGCTGATATGTGGAAAGAGGCGGCAAACGATGATTAGTCCGATAAACTGTTTTTTTGCAATGTCAGACTTTCAGGTCGCACTTGCTAAAGCCGCTTACCACGTAGCAAAGGCAATGAATGAAGAAAAAGACAATCCTGAAATTATGAAGGTCATTTGCGACAACATGCTTAACATCCAACACAGATTTAGTTCTGTGCAGTGTGAGTTTACAAAGGAATGTGCACCAAAAAATGAACGAAAAAGCAAATAACATTCAGGGCCTTGTACATATGGCTATTCTTGAACTCACGCGCAAGTTTGCAGATGCTCAATTTGAACTTGATGTATCTTTAGACATGACCACAGATGAAGTAATAAATGCACTGGAAGTTTCACGCAAACACGTGATTGAAATATTACAACAGTACATCAGGGTTTTGAATTTGGCTGAATGGTGGCAGAAAGAACTTGACGCGGGGGAAAATGATTTTATCCCCACAAAAAACATGCCCCAAAAGAGGCATAAGTAGATGCGCTACAATTTACGCGCTAAAATATACCAAAATGAAAAAAACCGTCTGTTTTCGGACGGGCGGATTTTTTTCGTTTTAAACAAATATAAAAAATATTGAGGTGATATATTATA